AAAAACAAGCTAAAATTTTCCAAGAATCTGGCGCGTTCTCACGAACACAATCATATAGGATATTAGAGAATGAATTGTTGTTCATCATGCGGCAACACTATCGGCGTGTATTCATAACTGTATTTAAAGAATATGAAATTATATATGAGCAAATAAACAAAAGTGTTGATGTAGAAATATTTAATAGAAACAAAGATATAGAAGATTTAATAGAAATTTATAATAACGACAGAGTTTTATTTCTTGCAAGAATGGGTCAATCAATAACGAATGATATACAAAGAGTTATAACTAATGCTAGAGCAGAGGGATTGAACCTAGCACAAATAGCAAAAAAAATAAGAAAAAGAGTGCCAATTGCAAGAAGCAGAGCGGCGGCTATCGCCAGAACAGAAACACATAACGCCGCTAGTTTTGCGAATCACGAATATCACAATGTTGTCAGTCAAGAATATGACATAAGAATGATGAAAAGATGGACAGCAACAAACGACCTGAGAACTAGATCAGCGCACAGTGCTGTCAATGGTCAAACGAGACCAATGGATGAACCATTCAATGTTGATGGCACAGAGATGATGCATACTGGTGACCCAAAAGGCGGCGCGAAAAATAATGTAAACTGTAGATGTGTAATTATTTACATAGATGCTGATGAAGTTGATAATTTACAATGATAAACTAAATTATTGTAAGATTGATGTAGTTGGGCTAAGATAATTGAGAATAAATAGAGGATCACCTTAAATGACAACACAATATACTGAAGCAGAAAAAGTATTAGCTGTTCGTACTAATCAGTACACTTCCAAAGAAGATTCTATACAGAATGATGAAAAACACATTAGAAATGTAACTGAAACTGATGATTCGGTTATCATAGAATTCGGCAAGTCTGAAATGGATGATGAGGCAAAAGAAGAAGATATTGTTGAGTCACAAGACCCGCAATACATAGAATTCAAGTCTGAAATCAAAGCCTACGAAGATGACGAAGAAGATGACAAAAAAGAATACGGTGAGTTTGAAGGTTATGCCTCAGTATTTGAAAATACAGATTTAGGTAATGATGTCATTAAGACAGGCGCATTTAGAAAAAGCATAAGAAGGCGCGGCAAAAAAGGTGTCAAACTTCTATACCAACATAAGAGTGATATGCCTATAGGTGTATTTGACTCAATCAAAGAAGATGATAACGGCTTGTATGTTAAGGGCAGATTAGCTCTTAAATCAACAGCGGGTCGTGATGCATACGAATTATTAAAGATGGGTGCGTTAGACGGTATGTCTATAGGCTTCAGAGCTAACCCAGAATCAGTAACATACGACAAGCGTTCAAGAAAAAGAATGATTGGCGAAGTAGATTTAATGGAGATCAGTTTAGTGACTTTTCCGATGAACCCGAAAGCTACGGTGATGTCGGTCAAGGGCGAGGTGGTTTCTATTAGAGAATGGGAAAATGGAATGCGAGATGCTTTCAATTTGAGCCGTTCAGAAGCGAAGATGGCGGCAAAAGCTGTTCATCATGTATTTGAAGAAAAATCAAATAGCGAGAGGCTACAAGATATGGAATCAAAGACAGAACTGGTAGATGCCATCAAAAACTTAACTTTAACCCTAAAAAACATCTAACACAGGAGTACATGAAAATGGCTGAAGATGTGAAAGAGGTCATGACGGAATTTGGGAAAGCGTTTGAAGAATTCAAACAAGCTAACGACCAAAAACTTGAAAGACTAGAAAAAGGTTTAGGTGAAGATGCATTGTTGAACGACAAGATGAGCAAGATTGAAGCAAAACTTGATTCACTTGAAGATATCAACGCATCCATCACGCAAGCCAAAGCGCAACAAGAAGGCGTTGCTGAAAAAGTAGAAAAATTAGAAACGGTCATGTCACGACCAAATTCTGGTTACGATGCTAAACAAGCAGACGAATTCTGTGTTGCATTTGAAGGATATTGCCGTAAAGGTTTTGATTCTTTAAGCGATGTAGACAAAAAAGCACTTACTGTCAGCAATGACAGCACAGGTGGTTATTTAGCACCGCCAGAGTATGTAAGAGAGTTACTTAAGACTGTAACTGAAATCTCACCTATTCGTGGTATTGCTAGAATCCGTACTACAGGACAAAGAAGCATCCAAGTACCTAAAAGAACTTCTCAGTTTGCCGCATCATGGGTAGCTGAAAGTGGAACTCGTAGTGAGACTACAGGGTACAACGTAGGGCTAGAAGAAATACCAGCACATGAGCATTACGCTTTAGTTGATATCTCTGAGCAAGACCTAGAGGATTCTGTATTTGATCTTGAAGCAGAAATGCAGTCAGAATTTGCAGAGCAATTTGCAAAAGCTGAAGGTGCGGCATTCGTATCAGGTAACGCAGTAGGCAAACCAGAAGGCTTCATGACTAACGGTGACGTTGGTGAAGTTGTATCAGGTCATGCATCTACTATATTAGCTGATGGTCTTATCGGGTTAGTACATGGTATCAAGTCTGAGTATGCTAAAAATGGTACGTTTGTATTCAATAGAACTACTCTTTCAAGCATTCGCAAACTGAAAGATACGGCTGGTCAGTATGTATTCCAAGCTGGAATGATGCTCACTGGTGGTGTAACTAACACAGTATTAGGATATCCGTATGTTGAAGCAACTGATATGCCATCTGAAGGTAGCAATACCTATCCAGTAGCATTCGGTGACTTTAGACGTGCCTACATGATTGTAGACAGGGTATCTATGGCGGTTTTACGCGATCCATTCACACAAGCTACAACTGGTAATGTACGTTACATTGCTCGCCGTAGAGTTGGTGGTCAAGTGGTTCAGGCGGAAGCTATCGTTAAACAAAAATGTTCAACATAAAGGTATTGGTGATATATGAAAGATTTAAGCAATAATATAGTACCAGTAGTGAGCCTAGCCGCCGCGACTAGAACTGCCGCGGCAAACGGAACAGGAGTAGACCTTCAAGGTTATGAAAGTGCTACTGTTCTTGTTGATGTAGGTGCTGAAGGCGATACCCTTTCTGGATCAGTTTACTTTGAAGTTTCATTGGAACATTCAACTGATAACTCAACATTTACTGACTGCGCTCAAGCAGACATCATTGACGGCACTATTGCCGCTGGTGGTATCTTCCTTAAGCTAGACGGAACTACAGGTGGTAACCCAGATTCAGCGGGTGACGTATTCCGTGTTGGTTATGTTGGCGGAAATAGGTATGTAAGAGTTGTACTTGCTAAAACTGGCACACACTCTAACGGCACACCTTTGGGTGCTATGGTCGTTAAAGGTCATGCTAGACACTCGGCGGACAACGCTTTCACTGCGCATAATGCGTGATTGGTAAAATGATGCGGGATAGCTGATTCATGAGATAAGTTTCAGTTATCCCAAATCACCAAACAGAGGGATGCCTTATGGCAAAGAAGCAATATAAGATTACAGTACCAAAAGTAGGCTCTTGCAATACAGAAGGTACAGAAGCACGGCTGTATAAGCATGATGAAGTCATAGATGCTACTGAAACGTGGCAAGAAGAATTGATGAATACATTTGTTGCTAATGGATGGGCTATGGAAACTAAGATGGAAGCAACAGCCGATATTGAAGAAGCCGCCCCAGTAAGAGCAAGGAATGATAAAGGTCATTATAAAAAAGATGATCCTAGTACACCTGACATAAATGAAGCCTATGAAGGTGGTAAAGCACCTAAAAAAACTACTAAGAAGAAAAAAACTACCAAGAAAAAAACGAAAGCAAAAGCCTAGTTTTCTGGTATTATCAATCTAAGCAGATGCAATATGGTAGATACCATGCTAACTAGAGGAATAGGTATTCATGAGCGCGGGTTATCATCATTTTGTAATAGAACAGGGTGCAACATTCGGACAAGTATTAACGCTTAAAAATTCAGCGGGTACTGTCATAAACCTCACAGGCTATAGTGCGGCAGAGATGGATTTAAGAGAGAATCCTGAATCATCAACCGTAATAGCAACATTCACAACAGCAAATAGTCGGGTCGCATTAGGCGGGTCAGCGGGTACAGTTACGCTATCAATGACAGCGGCAGATACAGCTAACCTAGCTACAGGTGATGGTGTCTATGATTTAGAGATAACCACAGGCTCAAATGTATATCGGATTCTGGAAGGCACATATAGTGTTAGAAGGAACATGAGTCGGTGAGCGGTACAGACAACATAACCATAAGCCCTAGTAGCACTATCAATCAGATTGAAGTCACAGATGCTACTAATATATCTGTCATTACAGTAGGTACACAGGGTTTAGCGGGTGCAAATACACTATTAAATAGAGATGTAAACGCCTCAACAGCGGGTGCTAATGGCTCATTAGTAATATATGACCATGACAATACTGAATGGATAGATAGCTTATCTTCCAGAGCGCAATCCGTACCAGTTAAAATCTACAGTCTAATATTTACCAGTGGTGGTGCTACTGTCACAGGGGTGCTAGATGAAGATAATCTAGGCTCAGACAGCAATAGCAAACTTGCCACACAGCAATCAATAAAAGCGTATGTAGATGCTCAAATCACAGCGCAAGATATGGACTTTCAAGGTGATAGTGGTGGTTCGTTATCCATAGACCTAGATAGTGAGACCTTCACCGTAGCGGGCGGTACAGGCATTGATACTGTAGGTGGTACTAATACCATTACTGTAAGCATTGATTCAACTGTAGCGACACTGACAGGCAGTCAAACACTAACTAACAAGGTATTAACAAGCCCAGATGTAAATGCACCAGATATAGATGGCGGTACAATAGATGGGGCTACTATAGCAACCTCAAACATCACAGTAGGGTCTGGTAAAACATTAAACGTATCAGCGGGTACATTTACTCTTGCTGATAATCAAATATCAGGTGATAAAGTAGAAGGTGGTACGATTGCCGCAACTACAATCACTGATTTAGCTTCAACTACAGTAGATACCACAAATATTGAAGTCACCAATATAAAAGCAAAAGACGGCACTGCGGCGGGTTCAATAGCCAACTCAACAGGCGTTGTCACATTAGCAAGCTCAGTATTAACAACTACTGACATAAATGGCGGCACAATAGACGGTACAAATGTCACAGTAGGTAGTGGTAAGACCCTTGATGTATCAGGCGGCACACTTACATTAGCAGATGACCAAATAAGCGGCGATAAGATACAGGGCGG